GAGATACTCATCGCTTTACCTCCACGATGTTACGTCCGACTTCGGCCATGACTCGCGCGACGATCGGCTCTAATTCTTTTTGGAAAAGGTCTATGGAATTTTCCGCGCCAGCCCACATAAAACGGGACGCTCCGCGACCGATCGCTCCGTCTAACGCGCTATGGAAATTAGGTCGGGCTCGAAACGCGTTTTTACTTTTCATTCCTCCAAGCCGAAAGCGGCCGAAGTAGACCGATCTTTCCCGAGGCTCTACACGCGACCACTAGGGGCAAGGAATTACGCCGGCGAGTTTGCGGAATGGGGAGAGAGGACGCTCGGGATATCGCTCTTTCCGTGGCAACGTCTCGCGCTCGAGGGGATCCTCAGCGTAAACAATGAGGACGCGCCTCCCGGTTACGGTTTGGAGTACCGGACGAGTCTTTGTTCCGTGGCTAGACAAAATGGAAAAACGGCTTTACTTAAAATTTTGGTGGGAGGCTGGCTTACTGTCATGGCCGCCGAACGGAAAACGCCTCAGACGGTTATTACGACCGCTCACGCGTTAGACCTCGCGGTTAGTTTGTTCCAAGATCTCGCGCCGATCTTAGAGAGTCATTACGGCGCGAAAAGTAAATGGTCCTACGGTCGTAACGAGTTACGTATGCCCGACGGGAGTCTCTGGCTAGTTAGGGCCGCGACACCGAGCGCCGGTCACGGACGGAGCCCCGACCTAATCGCGGCGGACGAATGTTGGGATATTTCCGAGGAGGTTCTAGACGTCGGACTCATTCCGTCCCAACGCGCTAGAAAAAGTCCGCACCTCGCCATGTTCAGCACCGCCGGCACCGAGGCGAGCAAACTCTTATTACGTTGGCGGGAGCAAGGTCTCCGAGCCATAGACTCCCCGGATCCGTCGCCTCTCTTTTTCGCGGAATGGTCACCCCCGCCCTCCGCCGATCCGGAAAGTATAGAAACGATGGAATTTGCTAACCCTAGTCTCGGGCATATGCTCGAGTTAGAGACGATCCAAGCCGAGTCCAAAAACCCCAACCGCGCCGCCTACCTCAGAGGCTCCCTAAATTTGTGGGTATCCCATGACTCCGCATGGCTGGACTCTCAGATCCTCAACCGATCCGAAACCGCCGACGTCTTTGATATCCCGCCGGCCGTCCTATCCGTGGACTCGTCATTAGATGAGTCGCGTTACGTCGGAGTATTGACGACCGACCTCGGAGATCGCGTCCTCCTAGAAACCGCGTTCATCGTGAACTCGGAACTAGCACTATGGGAAAACGTCCGCCGGCTACTTCCACCGGGAACGAGAACGATCCTCGCCGTAACCCCGACGCTAGATCTCCACACTCCGAAAGAGTTAGAGAAACGAAAAACGGTCGTAGGTATCGGCGAACTCTCAAAATGGACCGGGCTCGTCCGCGGAATGTTTCTCGAGGGACGCGTCCTCCACCGCGGAGACGCTTTACTCGTGGAACATCTCTCCCGCGCCGTCATGTCACGCACCCAAAACGGCGTAGTACTGTCAAGCGTTAAAAGCCCCGGCCCGATTGAGTTGGCGCGCGTCTCCGTTTTCGGGATCGCGCTCGCGTCCCGGGCAAGATCAACGACCCGCCCATCTATCGCAACGTCGCGACGCTAGACCATTCTCTCTATCTCTAACTATCCGCGCTTATCGTTTCGCGTTCGTGTAATAATCCGCTCGTGGGAATTTTCTCTCGAGACAAAACGACAACGGTCCAAGCGAGTTACGGAGGCGACACGGCGTCCGTAACCGCTGGAGCCTCCGCGCTCGCGCTCTCGGTCGTCGGGGCCGGACGCGAGCGCGCGATGGCGCTCCCCACGATCTCACGCGCTCGCGACATTCTCGCCTCGCTTATCGCGTCGCTACCGATCCGCCGTTACGGGACCCAATGGAACGGAGAGTTTCTAGAGGAGATCCCTCTCGCTCCGGAACCGTGGCAACTCCGCCCGGATCCATTAACGACCCGCTCCCACAGTCTGAGTTGGCTATTTGACGACATGTATTTCTACGGTCGCGGATACCTCTACGTAAAAACGCGTTACTCAACCGGACTCCCGGCGTCGTTCCAATGGTTACCCGCCGTCTATATGAACGTTCAAGCCGCCATGTTTGCCGGGAACGCTCCCATAGGTGACTATACGGTCACGTTTAACGGGCAAGCGTTAGCGAACAATGACGTAAAGATCTTTTACTCTCCCGTATCCGCTCTCTTAGAGGTTGGCGCTCGAGCGATCAACACGGCCGAACGTTTAGACGTCGCCGCTTGGCGTTTCGCTACTACTCCGACCGCGTTCGGCTGGTTACAACAGACCGAGGGCGAACCTCTCCCGCCAGAGTTTATGAAAGAGGCCGCCGATGGTTGGGCCGAGGCCCGCGACACTTCAGCGGTCGCCGCGATCTCCGCCGGCTTTGAGTGGCACGAGTCCACGATGGACCCGGCACGTCTCCAACTTGTAGAGGCCCGCCAACATTCCGCGCTAGACCTCGCTCGTCTCGCGAACGTTCCGCCGTACCTCGTCGGAGCCCCGACCGGTACCGGTATGACTTACACCAATGCGGTAGACGCTAAAAGCGCCGCGGTCCTATTCGGAGCCCTGCCCTACATTGAGGCCATAGAGCAACGTCTCAGCGCCGAGGACATAACTCCACGCGGACAAATAATCCGGCTAGACCGCTCCGCATGGCTAGACAACCCTCTAGACGTCCATAGTCCAGACCCGGCACCAATGGACCAACCACAAGACCAACCAAACCCGCAAGGAAGTAACAGATGAAACTCACTATTCGAGCGTCGGAAAGTTCTCTCACGGTCGCGGCCGCCGACGGAACGCCCAAGCGTGAAATAACCGGAGTCGCGGTCCCGTGGAATATTCCCGCGAACGCCTCAACAGGCCCGGTCATGTTTCTCGAGGGATCGCTCCCAACCGACGGACCCGCACCAAAACTAATCCGCGACCATTCACCGACCAACCCGATCGGCGTCGTTACCGAACGAGTTAGCACGTCCGAGGGAATGATGTTCGCCGCCAAGATCTCCGCGACCGCCGCAGGCGACGAGGCTCTCGTCCTCGCGGCCGACGGCGTACTCGACTCCGTAAGTGTCGGAGTAGACGTCCAGAAATTCCACTACGACGGCGATACTCTCGTCGTTGAGTCCGGCGCTTGGAGGGAACTCTCACTCGTTCCGTGGGGCGCTTTTACCGAGTCCAAGATCGCAACGGTCGCGGCCTCAGAGCAAGACCAAGACCAAGAGTCCGACGAGGCAACCGCCGACGAGGACGAAACCAACAAAAAGAAAACCGAAATTTCCGAGGAGGAAACAGAAACTATGGAACCAATTACAACCGAGGCAACGTCCACCACGTCGCCGATCATCGTTAAGGCCGCCCGCCGCGTCAGCGCGTCGGATTACATTTCCGGACTCGTCTCCGGGAACATGACTCCGGAAGTCCGAGCCGCTAATGGCGTCGTCTCAGATATTCCCGGCATGATCCCCGAGCCGCTCATCGGCGACGTATTTGACACACTCACAGACGAGCGCCCGTTCATCGCGGCCCGCGGAACTTTCGCACCGCCCGCCGGAGGCGAGTCGTTTTTCCGCCGCAAGGTGAGCCAACATACCGCCGTCGCTTTACAGGCCGCAGAGTTTGACACTCTCGCCTCGCAGAAATACGAAGTAGACCGTATCCAAGTCGATAAAAAGTTTTTCGGCGGATACTTGGACATTTCGGAACAAGCGCAGAGTTTCAGCGAACCCTCAATGGTTGAGCGAGTCCTCGCAGACATGGCGAACGTTTACGCCAAGACCACCGAGACCTACGCTCTCGGTCAGGTTTACGACGGATCAACCAGCGCAACCGCACAAGTCAGCGATTGGACCGACGGCGACGAAGTTATCGAAAGCCTCTACTCAGCCGCCGCAGAAATTAAAAACGGTTTCGGTCGTATGCCTAGCCACTTGATTATCCGTAGTCACGTGTGGGCCGCGATTGGTGGAGCGAAAGACTCCGGCGGAAACCGAATTTTCCCGTACCTCGGACCATCTAACGCCGCCGGTACCCTCAACGGAGCGACCGCTCTCACCGGTAACCCTCTCGGCTTGGCTTTGATCGTCTCCGACGATTTCGGTCTCGTCGCTGGTGACCGCGCCGCGATCATGCTCTCAGCCTCAGCCGTGGAGTTGTATGAGGATCGTCGCGGGGCCATTCGAGTTGAGCAACCCGCTACCCTCTCAACCCGTCTAGCGTTCCGCGGCATTTTCGCCGTGGCAGATATTGCGCTTAGCACCGGCTCGCTCCTGCTCTGATCCCCAACCCCCAAACGACTAGGAGAGTGTGAGCCATGGCCTTAGAGAAACGAGTTACTAAAGCGGTAGCCGTCTCTGGAGACCATACGCTCACGCTCTCCGACGTCACCGGGCTCTATGTCGGATATACCGTCCACGTCGCCGGCGTCATGGCTAACGGGACCTATAACGGGACTCACGTCATTACGGCGATAGATACCGACGATCTCACGATCACCTACGATGTCGGGAACCATAATCACGCTCTCGCAGATACACCGGGCCGCGTAAACGTTCCGGTCACGTGGGCAGACGATGAGGACGTCCTAGGTTTTCTTGGCGTAGAGCCGGCGAGCGCCGAGGACGAGGCTTATTTAGACGTCGCGGTTAAAGCCGGGAACGAATGGTGCTATAGGCGCCGTTATTCGAGCGCGTATGACGATCTCGTAAACGCCGTCCCCGATGAGGCTTGCCGTCTCGCGGTCGTCTTGTATGCCTCCGCGCTTTATCGTGAACGCGGATCCGTGGACTCCTATCAAAGTTTCCAAGACATGTCTACCGTCGCGCCTATCGGCTCTATGGGACAGATCTTAAAACTCCTAGGGTGTAACCGTCCGGTAGCCGTATGAGCCTCTTAAACGACTCCTACGATCTTGTCATAGAGTTACTCGAGGACGCCGGGCTCCCGGTAGTGGACGACGTTCGGAACCTCCGACCGCCGGCCGTGATCGTGGACCCGCCCGGTATCACTCCGTTAAGCGCGTCGCTCGTCCAAATAAATTTCTCGGTTACTTGTGTCGCTCCGCCTCCGGGTAACCGGGACAGTATGAAAAAAGTGTTAGAACTCGCGGACGTGATTATCGCGCTCCCCGGTCTAGTCACCACGGGAGGTGTCTCCGGCGTTTACAATGTCGGAAACCAAGACCTCCCGTCCTATAACCTCACCATTACAACTACCGCAAGGAGACCCTAAATGCCTTTATTCGTTCAGACAGGACGCCAACTCACCGTGGAAATTAACTCGGTGGATTACTCCGTCCAATGTTCCGAGGTCACACTCACACCATCGCAGACCGTGGATCAATACATCTCGCTAACTTCTAACGCGGCCGTCTCCGGACCGGTTACGTGGGAACTCGGCGTTAAAGCGTTCCAAGATTGGGGCGAGGCTGGTTCATTTTGTGACGCTCTCGTAACCGCCGCAACCGCAGGAACCGCGGTCCCGTTTGAGATGGGCCTCCCCAACGGAGGAACCGCAACCGGCGACATTATTCCGGTTTTCCCCGTCGCTGGTGGTGCCGCAGATAGCGCCCTAGAAATTGACCTCACTTTCGCCGTATCCGGCGCGGTCACGTTCGCCTAATCCGATGGAACTCCGTCTACGTGTCGAGACACTCAGCGACTCCTACGAGGTCAATACGACCCCGTGGGTAATCATGCTTTGGGAACGCAAATATAAGACCAAAGCGAGCAAGATCCAGACCGACGGACTCGGTTTAGAGGACCTCGCTTATATTGCTTACGAGGCTGGCAAAATGTCGGGCAACGTAAGCGGAAAAACTTTTGACCAATTCGCCCAAGAGATAAAAAACCTTGACGTCTTAGAGGGCGATACGGCGGACCCTATCCAAGCGGTAGCCTCGGACGATTAGTCGCCGAGGTTGCCGCGGAGACCGGGATCCCGCCGTCCGAATTAGTAAACGATGGGGCCATGCTCGTAACACTCGCGGACATAATTAACAAGAAACGCCGGGCTAAAAGATGAGCGTATCCGCGTCCGTTGAGGTCGTCGGTCTTAAAAGCGCGCTTAAAGAGTTAAACAAAACTCAGCCGGCGCTCCGCCGTGAGATCGGTAAAGACATTAAGAAAGCGGCGGAGCCAATGCTCGCCGCTATTCGTGAACTATCCCCCGAGACCGCTCCGCTTTCTGGTATGGATCACTTAAAGCGGACCGGCTGGAAACGCGGACAAGATAAAAACATCGTTTTAAAGGTAGACACTCGAAACGCGAGAAAAAGAAACGCCGCCACCGGTGCCGTCTACGAAACCGTCGGAACGGTAAAGATCATCGCCAAGGGCGGACCGCTCATCATGGCAGATATGGCCGGACGTGCTGGAGGAATGAAAAGTAAAAACGCGTTTCGAGCCCGACCTAATTTCCATACCGCGTTAGACGGAGCGATCGGTCGCGGGGCGTCCCGCTTTATGTGGGCCGGCGCGGAAAATTCCATAGACCTTTTCCAAAAAGAATTAGAGCCGATCGTCGCGCGAGTCATGGCCGAAGTCGGACGTAACATCGTGGAGGTAAAGCGATGAGTATCTCCGTCCCAATTATTAGCGAATGGAACCCTAAAGGGTTAGATAAAGCGATCGCAGACTTTAAGAGTTTGGAGGGCGCCGGCGCTAAAGCCCAATTCGCTATTAAAAAGGCGGCCGTCCCCGCCGCCGCCGCTCTTGTGGCCGTAGCCGCCGGACTTGTCTCAGCGACTAAAGCCGCCGTAGAGGACGCCGCCGCGCAAGAGTTACTAGCCGGATCGTTACGCAACTCAACAGGCGCGACCGATAGTCAGATCGCCGCCGTAGAGAAATTTATCTCTCAGACTTCCGTCGCGGCCGCCGTCGCCGACGACGAACTCCGTCCCGCTCTGGACTCTCTAGTTAGAGGAACCGGAGACATAACCGAGGCCCAAGATCTTTTAGGTATCGCACTCGATGTTTCCGCGGGAACCGGTAAAGACCTCGGCGCGGTTTCGGACGCGCTCTCCAAAGCGTTTAACGGGCAACTCGGACCGCTCAAAAAACTAGATCCGGCACTAGGGAAACTCATCGCCGACGGCGCGTCCACCGATGAAGTTATGTCGGCGCTCTCTGAGACGTTCGCCGGTCAAGCGTCCACGGCCGCCAACACCGCGCAAGGTAAATTTAAGAGTTTCGGAATTCAGATGGACGAGGCTAAAGAGTCAATAGGAGCCGCGGTCCTCCCGATTGCTAATAAAATGCTCCCCGCTCTAACCAAATTGGCGACGTTCGTCCAAAAAAACACCGGGCTAATTGTTGCGATTGTCGCGGTCGTCGGAACACTTGCCGCCGCGATCATCGCCGCTAATGTCGCGCTCGGTATCTACAACACGATCCAAGCGGTCACCGCGATACTTAACGGAGGGCTAGCCGCGTCTAACGGCGCCGTAGTCGCCTCAGAGGTTGCGGTCACCGCCGCAACTACCGCCGCGACCGCCTCATTTTCGGCGTTATGGGTAGCGACCGGAGCGGTCGTCATTCTCGCGATTATTGCGGCCCTAATCGCGCTCCAAGTCAAATTTGACATTTTCGGAAAAGTCATTGACGGACTTAAAGCCGGTTTTAACGTATTTTGGGATTTCATTAAAACCGTTTTCGGTTGGATCTCTAATAATTGGCCGCTTTTGCTCGCGATCATTACCGGACCGTTCGGACTTGCGATCTACGGAATAATAAAATTCAAGGACGGCATTATCGGAGTCCTCCAAGGCGTTAAGGATTTCGCGGTAACTATTTTTGATGGGATCGTCGGGGCGTTTAAGGGAGTCCTAAACGGGATCCTCTCCGCGCTCGAGGCTGGAATTAACTTTGTCATTGGTGGACTAAATAAAGCCCTAGACGGGATAGACGCCGCCGCCGGCCCGTTCGTGAATTTCGGCGAGATCCCGAAAGTTAAGATCCCGCGTCTAGCCGAGGGCGGGATCGTCACGTCCCCAACTCTGGCCATGATCGGCGAGGGAGGCGAGTCCGAGGCCGTGATCCCATTATCAAGACTAGGTAACCTTGGCGGCGGTATCACGATCAACGTCTCTGGCGCGCTGGACCCGTCCGCGGTCGCCCGGCAGATTAGACAACTACTCACACAAGACGCCGCAAGGCTCGGACTCGTTAATCCGATATGACGAACCCGGTCGGCATTTATATAACTAAACCCGGCGGAGGCGCTCCGCTGGCGGTTCACGTTGGCGCGCTCGAGGGCGTCACGATCAACTACGGGAGACCCGACGTCACTTCCCAACCCAACGCCTCCACCGCGAGCGTCACCATATTAAAAAGTTCTACGCTCGGAGACTTTGACGCCGACCTCTCCTATTTTGACTTAGGAAGTACCGTTCTAATTGAGGCGACTTTCAGCGGGATACCGTACACGCGGTTTCAGGGACAAATTACCGACGTCACCGTAGACGAGTATTTCATCACGTTTCTAGCGGCCGACGATCTCTACTCCGCTTTAGGCCGGTTCAAATTAACGAAAACGGGAGACGTAGATCTCACCGGCGGACGAATTCAGGAAACCCTACAGTACGCACTACCCGCCGCAGGTTTTCCCGTTCCGCCGTATGACATAGACGCCGGGACCGTTTATCTTTATGCCGCGGACGCGACGACGCAAAACGCTTTAGCGTATTTACAAGAGGTCACCAACTCGGAGCCGTCCGGCGTTTTCTTTCGCGACATTCTGACCGGAGACCTACGTTTCACCGATAGCGAGGCGCGCCGTCAGCAGATTTTAATAGACCCTTATCAGAGTTATAGCGATACGGAAGTCTTAGACGTCTGGTCAATAAGAAAAACTAGCCAAGAAAAAATTAACCGAGCGAGGATCTCTAACGACATAAACCCCGTCACGTATGAGGACGCTACCGATATAACCGATAGCGGAATTTACGAGTATTCGTTCACTTCACTAATCAGCACTAGCGCCGACATGCTCACGCTCGCCCGGAGAATAGTCGTAAACCGAGCCCGACCGGAATTCACTTTTAGCGCGATCCAAATAGAACTCTCCACAATGACCGCCGCACGCCAAGAGGCCATTATCTCTACGCTAAGAAACGGGCAACTAACCCAACTCCCAACATTCGGAGCGTTTAACGTAGACGGTCTAGATTTCTTTGTCGAGGGATACTCCGAGCGCATAGGTCAAGAATTCTGGAGCATTACGTTAAACCTCTCGGACGCGAGACTCACCCGACCGTCCCAACGCTGGTCCGACATTGTGAGCGGCGTACTTTGGAACGCCGCCGCTATAGACCCATACACTTGGAACGACCTACTAAGGGAGTATATTTAAACTCATGGCAAGTACCCCAAACTTCGCATGGCCGACACCGGACGACACCGACCCGGTAGCAGACGGCGCGCTAGACATTAGAACTCTCGCGAACGCGATAGATAGCCAAGTTTTTGCCGGCGGTCTTGTACTTGTTAAACGACAGACGGTCGGGAGCGGCGTTACAAGTGTGACCGTAACCGACGCTTTCTCGTCTTTATATGACAACTATTTAATAGTTGATAGCGCCGGTACGTCGTCGGTTGATGGGCCCTACCGTTTAACTTTTGGCGCTTCCGCGACTCTTTATTATTGGGCGTTTATTTATGCAAGTTTTCTAGGTGGGGCGGTCAATTTAGACGCGGGTAACGCTGGATCATATTGGAATTATGCCGGCGGTTCGGCGACTCGAAACGGGCTAATAGAGGTAAATAACCCTTTTTTAGCGACAAACACCGAAATACGTTCAAGAGTCAGATACTCAACTGTCTACGGAAACAATGTCGGTATTCATGGCGTATCAAGTTCTTTTACTAGTTTCACTTTGACAGCCGCTTCAGGAACAATGACAGGCGGAACGATCCGCGTCTACGGATACAGGAAATAGAAAAAATGAAACCGCTCATTCAGATAGACGACGAGATCCGAGAAATGACAGACGAGGAATATTCCGAACTAATCGCGTCCGGTTGGACTCCAGAGGGCGACACCGAAACGACCGAGGAATGAAAACTCTCCTAATCTCCGCCGGCCTTGCGATCGCTCTCGTGTTCATCGTTGGCGGTTGCGCGGACCGTACCCGGCACACTTGCGAAACCGATCCGTCCGGCCGCCGTTGCGACACTTCTAACGGAGCGACGACACCATGAAAAAACTCTCTAATTCGGAGATTAAAGCCCGGCTCATTTTTGTAGTCGGGATTACCCTCTCGTTCGTTTTCGGCGTCTCTATGCTCGGGATCTTGTACGGCGTGCTTTTCGTCGTCCAGCCGCTCGAGCCAAGCCCCACGGATCAAGAATTTATAAGTATCTTAAACCCTGCTTTTATGGCGCTCCTAGGTCTTTTGGGCGGAGTCCTCGCGAGTAACGGGCTCCGAGACAAACAAGAGAAAGAAAAAGACGATGAGTAGAAATTACACCGGTAACACCGAGGGCGTCGGTAAAGGTAAGCGCCCCGGACTCGAGCATTTAGTCGCGTGTATTGACTATCTCTCCGGTAGCAAACTCTGGAATAACGGGACCTACGTCATGCGACCGATGAGAGGCAAAACCGCGATGAGCGTTCACGCCACCGGACGCGCCGCCGATATCTCCTACCGCAAGACCGCCAAGAAAGCGGGCTCGTCTCGGACCTACGTCGTCCAATGGATAGACCTACTCGTTAAACACGCCGACGAGATCGGTTTAGAACTCTTAACCGATTACTCGTATACGAAAGGTCTCGGCGGCGGCCGTACTTGGAAATGTGACCGTAACGCATGGCTGGATAACAAAAAGGGAGTTATTCAGGGAGGCGGATCCGCGTCGTCGGATTGGATCCATTTAGAACTATCGCCCGAATTCGCAGACAGTAAAGACAAGATCCAAGAGGCTTTAAACCGGATCGTCTTAGAACTCCAGACGACCCCCATAGTCGGATAATCCAACACTTAACCGCACCCGTCCGCTATTGTTCCCGTTATCGGTTAATCCGATACCCCGACGATATAGGAGGACTCATGTCCGAACAGTTAGCCCTAAACCTTGAGGGCATGCCACCGCTCAAACTTTTAACGCCATTCGAGCGCGGTATGGAACTCTCCCAACGATCCGCGGATCACAAGTGGACGCCGGCTCAAGCGACCGAGGTTTATAACGCGATAGTCAAGACCGCGCGAATGTTGCCCGAATTTACCGCGGACGATATTTGGGCCCGGCTCCCGGCCACGTTCCCCAAAACTAAAGGACTCGCCGCGATCCTCAAAAGCGCCGCGAACGATGGGATATGCCAACCAACCGACCGAGTACGCAAAACGTCCAGAGGCGGCGACTCCGACCACGGGCAACGCCTAACCGTCTGGCGGTCCCTCTAATGGACCTAGATCTCATACAGTACCGACCACACGTCCACACTCTCCCGGACGGCTCCCAACTCTTAATTACCGTATGGGTAGGGAGAACCGAAAACGGAAAGACAGACCTAACCCTCACGATCGCGGAACGGCCGAGCCGTTTCTCATCGTGGGGATCACCCCAACCCTTAGAGGAGAAATAAAAAATGTTTAACGCAAAACTCACCAAATTTTTAATCGGAATAATCGCGACCTTAACCGTGATCGTCGGCGCTCTCGCCGGCACAAATAACGACGAGCCGATCGTTACAACTACAACGGTCCCGGCGGTCCAAGAAACGACGACGACTTTCGGCGCTCACGAGGCGCTCCAAGAGGACCTAGCAGAAACGACGACCTCGGTCGCGGATACGACGACCACGGTTCCCATGATCGTGAACGCCGCGTTAGACACGCCCTGCTATGAATGGTTAGGACTCGCGGTCGCGCAGGGCTGGACGAACACTCCGGAAGTACTCGAGAAACTCGGTCGGATTATTTGGAAAGAGTCCCGATGCCAACCGTTAGCGGAGTCCGCGTCCGATAGCGGTCTGACACAAATTAACCAAATTCACGCCGCCTATTTAGCGGACCTAGGTTGGACCGAGGCAGACATGTTAGACCCCGCCAAAAACCTCTATTTCGCATGGCGTCTCTACTCCGAGCGCGAGGCGTCCGGCCGTTGCGGTTGGCAACCTTGGAGCGTCTCGTGCTAGACGACCAAGACGAATTTGATATGGTCCTCCGCCGTTTCCACAAAAACCGAAACGAACTACTCGAGGCCACCAAAAGAATAAAGATCCTCGAGCAAGAGATCCGATCCCTACGCGCCAAACTAGGAAACGATCCCGAGACCGGAGCCGGAGCGCCGTCATGGACCTAGGCGGATACGTTCTCGTCCAAGACCGGTTAAAAATGGCTTTAGATCGGTTCCCAAATTTGCGCGTCCAAGAAACCGACGTTCGCCCGATAGAGATCGCCGGCCAAACATTTATAGCCGTGACGATGACCGTCTACCGAGAGCCCGGCGACGACCTCCCCGCGGTCGCTACCGCTTACGAAGTTTTCCCGGGCCGAACCCCGTTCCAAAAAGGCTCCGAGATGATGAACGCGTCCACGTCGGCGCTCGGCCGCGCGCTCGGCTTTATGGGCTTTGGGATCTCTAAGTCCATCGCGTCCGCCGACGAGGTTTCTCTCCGAGTCAATGAACGCGCAACCGCTCCTAAACCGTCGCAGGATCGCCCTAGAGCGCCGCAAACCTCAGAAACGACCGAGAACACGAGAGGCGTCCCACCGACCGCTAAACAATTGGAGTTTCTAATTAAGTTGGCGACCGAAAGAGGCGTAGAGCCTCCCGAAATAAACACGATGGGCGAGGCGTCCCAAGCGATTAAAACACTTTCCGCACTACCAAAAAAGCCGGCGACAGACGAGGCGCCGTTCTAATGAAAAAGAAAACCCCGACGACAGTAAACGACCTATTCCGAATTAACGAGGCGTCGTTCCAAAGTACGATCCTCGAATTAGCGCGCCTTTACGGTTGGCATGTTCACCACACCCGCGCCGTCCAGATCCGCCCGGGCTATTGGGCGACACCGCTCCAAGGCGTCGCAGGCTTTCCCGATCTTGTTCTCGCTAAAAGCCCGACGGCACGTCACCGAGGCGGAGTCATTTTCGCCGAACTTAAAACGGCCACCGGCAGATTAAGCGACACTCAAAAAGAATGGTTAGAACGCCTCTCACTTGGAGGCGCCGAGGTTTACGTGTGGAGACCTCGCGACATCGCGTCTATTCGCGTCCGGCTGGAGGGCAAAATATGAGCAAAATTCAAGATTGGTCCAACATTGAGGGCATATTCTGGACGATCTCCGTCCTCGGCGGTTTATGGCTCGGCTATTTCATCGCGACCGATCCCGTCGCCGCTCGAGCGCGCCGTCTGGAACGACGCCGTAAACGAGTCTCCAAGGCTATAGAGCGCCTCTACCTATCCGAGCGTAAATAATGCTTACGGTTGGGAGTTTGTTCGCTGGTATAGGAGGTCTAGATCTCGGATTAGAACGCGCCGGAATGAAAACTATTTGGCAAAGCGAAATAGATCCGTACGCGTGTCAAGTATTAAAAAAACATTGGCCGGAGGTGCCAAATTATGGAGATATCAAAGAAATTAAATGGTCAGACGTTGAACGTCCCGACGTTATTTGCGGTGGATACCCTTGTCAACCGTTCTCAACGGCGGGCAAAAGACAAGGCGAAAACGACCCCCGCCACTTATGGCCTTGGGTTAGAGAATGTATCAGCGTTCTTAGACCCCGTTACGCGATCTTGGAAAATGTACGCGGCCACTTGTCCCTTGGCGGAACTACCGTCCTTGGAGAAATTACCGAACTCGGGTATTGCGCGGAATGGCGTGTTATATCGGCGGCCTCCGTGGGAGCCGCTCATCGCCGCGACCGAATTATTATCGTGGCCTACCCCGACGACTCAAGAAATAGAACACCCACACGCGATATGGACTCAGGAGGGGAACAGTTATCGGAGGGAGCCCAAAAACGGCGGGAGAGGTCACTCGATGGGTTTAGCGGACGCGGTCCAAAAATGGCCAACTCCGCAAGCGAGGGACTACAAGGGCCCGTCCGGGAGGTCTATCAAGGGATTGGAGACAGACTTACCTATGGCGGTTGGGAGTGGTGGCAAACTGAACCCGACGTGGGTCGAGTGGCTAATGGGGTTTCCCGCAGGGTGGACCGACTTAAATGTTTAGGAAACGCCGTCGTCCCACAAGTCGCCGAGGTAATCGGTCATCTAGTTAGGATCCACGCCAATGATTATTAGAACACCCCGACCCGAGTCCCATTACCTTACGATCGCTAACTCGGTCGT